GAAAAGGTGCATTAAAATGCCAAGCGTAGGAAAAAAGAAATTCCCTTACACTGCAAAAGGTAAAAAAATGGCGATGGCTGAAGCCAAGAAAACTGGCAAGAAAATGAAGCCCATGAAAAAAATGAAGCCTAAAAGAGGGTACTAAAGTTGTTAGATGATGGCGATCCAAGTGTAAACGGCGCTAACCAAAACGGTTCTAACCAAGGTAGCAAAACAGGCGGCGGCAAAAAAGGTGAGGGTGATCCTGTTGCTCCGGGTGCTTCAAGTTCTTCAGGAAACTTAGGAGATGCAATTGGAGCGTTAGGTAACTTAATTGGAAAACAAGATGATCCTAGCAAAGGATTGTTAGGACTGCTTTCTGGTTTAGTTAATAAAGATACACCAGTATCTAAATCTATAACACGCGCCGAGCAAGAGCGAGCAATGGACGATGCATTTGCAATTGGCGCAAAAAGACCTGATCCGAATATAGCAAAACAAAATGCGTTTCACAATGCCTTTATTACTGAAGCAGAAAAAATTAGAACCAAACTAAAAGACCCAAAACTTTCTCTTGCTGAAAAAGCAAAACTAACAAAAAATTTAAGAAACATTACACGTTCTGATCAATACTCTAAAGCAATGGCAATAAACAATCCGGGGCTTCAGTTTGGAGCAAGATTGATGGGAAGCCTTGTTAGTCCAGTATTAGGGGTTGCTCAGTCTGTAGACAATGCTTTGACTAGCATGGGATTTGTAGACGATACAACTCCTCAAGATGTTATGAACATGGATCAACAAGATGTAGCAGGTTCTCCAGATTTGCCTATATTTAATGCAGAAGAACAAGAACAAAGTGTTAGTGTTTTAATGGGTGTTGTTAGAAAAAATCCTGAAATTTTTAAAACAATAAGCAAAGAAGAGTTAAAAAATTTACTTAGAAACCCGATAAAATTTTGGGAATTTTATAACAAGGCTAAAGAAGGTTAATAATTATTATGGCTTATAATCCTTATAATAGAGAACTTCTTTCTAGTTTTGGTTCCCAAATGAACAATATTTATGGGTTACCCACTACTGTTGCTCCCTTGCCTCAAACAACTGTTGCTCCAATGCTTCCTTCGCTTGAATACAGTTTTCCAGTGACTGGTAACATGCCTAATAGGCCTATTCACCCAGAAGTCGATGTTGCTCCGTTGCCGCAAGTACAACCATTGCCTCCTCAGGTATTTATTGATCCTCCTTCTAGTGTACCTATTAACTACAATCCTCCTGCTATGCCACATCCCCCACCAATAGTGCAAACTGTAGGAGGTACTCCACCACCTTTTGCTCCGCAAATGCCTAATAGAACTATTGACCCAGAAATTGTAGCAAGGGGAGGAGCGCCAACTAGAAGACCAAAACCGAATACAAGACCAACTCCTGTTGCTAATACAATGGCTCCTTCAACGCCTCGTCCTGTAAAACGACCATCGTACTCCGGTTTTTATCAACGTTAATTAAGAAAATAGATTAATTAATATGCTAGTGCATATAAATAAAAATGTTTTAAAAGATGACAAAAACGCTGAAGCGGCGCTTAAATTAGCAGAATGGGCAAGAACAGCAGACTATAATTCAGCAGTCAAAGCGTATGCTGATTGCCATCGTGACCCTAATATTGATGATTCTTTTATTCGCACTCTTGCTCAATGCGATAGATTTTATCTTGGTGTTTTTATTTGTAATCGCCACGACATGTTGCATCCTTGGATATACGAAAGATGCAGAGAAGTAGAATTTAAAAAAGATAATCATCTAGACTTATGGGCTAGGTTTCATTACAAGTCTACAATAATAACTTTTTTAGGATGTGTTCAAGAAATACTTTGTGATCCTGACATTACTATAGGAATACTTTCTTACTCTGCTAGGCAGGCAAAGCCTTTCCTTAGACAGATAATGCAGGAGTTTGAGTCTAACGAAAAGTTAAAAGAATTATTTCCAGATATTCTTTGGAGTAATCCTAAACACCAAGCACCTAAGTGGGCTGAAAACGAAGGTTTGTGTGTAAATCGTTTTGCTAATCCAAAAGAACAAACAGTAGAAGCGCATGGATTAGTTGACGGTCAACCTACAGGTAGGCACTTTTCTTTAATAGTCTACGATGATGTTGTGGTGCAGGAGTCTATTACTACTCCAGAACAAATTAAAAAGACAACTACACAATGGGAGTTGTCTTTGAACCTTGGGTCTACACATAATCCAAGATATCAATATGCGGGAACTAGGTACGCATACGGGGACACCTATGGGACAATACTACAAAGAGCCGCAGTCAAACCTAGAATACATCCCGCAACTTATAATGGTCAGATGGATGGAGAGCCTGTTTTTTTACAAAAAGAAAGATGGGAAGAAATTAAAAAAACAACGTCCACGTACACCGTAGCATGTCAACAACTTCTTAATCCTATTATTGGAAGTGATGTTTCTTTTAAACAAGAGTGGTGGACAGAATGGGAGATTAGACCATACACGTTAAACGTGTACATAATGGTTGATCCTGCTCACTCTAAGAAAAAAGAATCTAACAGAACAGCGTTTGCTGTAGTAGGAGTAGATGGAAACTTTAACAAGTATTTGTTAGATGGTGCTTGCCACAGAATGAGTCTTTCTGAAAAATGGCAAATGCTAAAAAGGTTAAGAGCCAAGTGGAAGAGAGCGCCGGGAGTAAGGGAAGTAAAGGTAGGATACGAAAGATACGGCGCTCAAAGTGACATTGAACACTTTAAAGCAATGATGTCTACTGATGGAAGTAACTTTCCTATATACGAGTTAAACTGGGTTGGAGGAGGAGGTTCTCAATCCAAAAGAGATAGGATACAAAGACTAGAGCCTGACTTAAAAGATGGTTCTTTGTTTTTTCCGTATCCTACTGATGAAAAAATGTTAACTTCGTACCAGAGAGATTTTAAAGATCGCAATCAATCTTTTCTTATATCAAAAAAAATAATTTGTATTGATGAAGAAAGAAAGACTTACGACTTAACTAAGTGGGTAAAAGATAATGAATACAACCTTTTTCCTACAATACATCCTGATTTTTTAGATGCTTTGTCTAGAATTTACGATATGGATGCAATGCCTCCTAGAAGCAATAACAGAGGAAGAAGTCTTGAGCCGCCAAGAGAGGCTAGATACTAATGCCTAGAAGAAGAATAGTTGGTAAAAGAAACTACCCTTTTAGAAGGGTTGCTTATCGAATGTCAAACGGAAGGGACTTTTACGAAAAACAACCACGTAAATTTCCCTATGGGGTTACCCCTTATTTTCAAAATTTTTATATCGCTGAAGGATACGTAGCAGATGGTTAAAATATTACTTTTATTTTTTACTTTTACTATTCCTGTTTTTGCTCAAGACAGTCTTTTTTTACAGCGTGGAACTTTTCCAATGCACTGCACCAGAGCAGAAAATGGAATGTTTGAGTTAGCAAAAATTGCGTCTGATAAATATGGTGAAATCCCCATGATTATTGCAGAAATGGGGCCGGGACTTTTAATCCTTACTTATAATTATGATGTTAATAACCCTTCTTGGAGTGTTATTATTACTAAACCGGGAGAGGCTTGTTTTTTTGCTAGTGGAACAACACTGTCACAAATTCCAAAAGAACTTGTAGATCAATCTAACGAGAAAGAAGAAGGCAAGGTAGAAATGTGATGGAGCCATCTATCATGGTGGACGCACTTATCGGAGTTATATTATTCCTTGGCGGGTGGTTAGTTAAGAGAATTTTTTCTCAGATAGACAGGCTACATGCTAGAGTTACAGACCTTGCTACTCAAACAGTTAGCAGACAAGAACTAGATACTCATATAGATAGAATCCTTGATCGCATAGATACCCTTGAGCAGAGGCTTTTGAACAAGTGAGTGATCTTGAGGTATCTGACAGAACTAGTGTAGGACTTCCATTAAGAAACTTAATAGGTCTTGCTAGTGCTGTGGCTGTAGGTACATGGGCTTGGTTTGGCCTTCAGGAGAGGCTTAATGTTTTAGAGACAAATCAAATCCTGATGGCTAAGTCTGTGGAGCAGAATGAAAATTTTCGCATCAAGTGGCCTCGGGGCGAGTTAGGCGCACTTCCCGCCGATGCTGAACAGTTTATGTTGCTAGAACATCTGGCGAAAGAGTTTTCTAAACTACAGGAGGTGATCGAAACAGGCAAGGCTCCATACGATCAGCAACAGGCTCTCACGCTAGATTTTTTTAAGCAACGTATAGAAAACCTAGAGCGCCATGTTGAGACACTGAAAGATAAGACATCCGAAATTAAAGCAAGCAACGGGGTGCATTAATGAATATTACTATGATGGTGCTTGTGCTGTACTTAAATGGTTCTGTTGTTGAGTACATGGGACACCATGAGACTGATAGCGGATGGGAGCGAATGGGTATTAGCGGATGTTTACAGATGAAGCGTACACTCAAACGTAATGGTTGGAAGGACAATCTAAACGGTAGCACAAGGTACGCCTGTGAACGTAGACAAGTAGAACTTAGCACTAACTGGGAAGGAAATGAAATAGTAGCGAGGCTTATTGATGGCGACTAGAAGACAAAAGCCTATACCTAGAACAACTAAAGGTAAAGGTGCTAACTATAGGCCTACTAAGTCTGGAGCGGGTATGACTGCAAAAGGTGTTGCCGCTCATCGCAGGGAAAACCCCGGCTCTAAACTACAAACAGCAGTAACAGGTAACCCAAAAAAAGGTTCTAAGGACGCTAAAAGAAGAAAGTCTTATTGTGCTAGATCAAAAGGCCAGTTAGAAAGATCAAGTGCTAAAACTCGTAACGATCCTAACTCAAGAATAAGACAAGCAAGGCGTAGGTGGAAATGTTAAAAAAGATTAAAAAAGTTTCTAATGAACTTAACAAGGCTTCTAAAATGCACAAGAAACAATCAGAGGCTTTAAAAAAATTAAGTGCTAGTGCTAAGAAAACAAAAAAGAGGAAATAATGGCTTCTAAACCTAAACCAAATGATCCTGCTAAGTGGTCGAAAGCAAAATCAAAAGCAAAAGCAAAGTTTAAAGTATACCCTTCTGCTTACGCAAATGCTTATGCTTCTAAAGAGTACAAAAAAATGGGCGGTACTTGGAGCGGCAAAGACAACAGAGTAAAGAAACGTGGCTAAAGGTGGTCTTGGCAAATGGTTTGATGAAGAGTGGGTCGATGTTAAGACAGGAAAATCTTGTGGAAGAAAATCTACTAAATCAGGTAGACCTTATCCTGCTTGTCGCCCAAAAAAAGTAGCGTCTAAAATATCTAAATCTGAGGCCAGTAAAAAAACTGGGCCTAAAAAAGTTAAGTGGTCTACTACCGCTAGTGGAAAAAAAAGAACCTGATAGGGGGAAAATGAAAAGTCTTGATAATAACTCCAGAAGCAAATTACCAATTAAACAATTTATTAAACTCTGGAGAAGTTTTAGAAATTGGTTTAAAAGGCGGTGGGTGCAGTGGCCTTATGATTACTTTGGAGAAAGCGGAATCGAAAGGTACTACAGAATTGAGTATAGGAGAGAAGGCCAAGTTCGCAGATCAGATGTCGCAGACATATTTACAAGGCGGTAGCCTTGATTATAAAGATGAAGGTTTTTCTAAAAGATTTGTGGTTAACCCAAGTGAAGGTACAAGAAAATGCGGATGTGGTGATAGCATCGCTATTCCAGAAATGTAACAATTTTAAAATGTTTAGGAGATGACCTTGAAAGAAAAATGGAAAGCACTACCGAAAAAAACAAAAATGTATATCATAGGTGGCGTAGCCGTGCTTATGTTAGCCTCTGCTATCTGGGGATAGCGTTAGGAGTTATAGGATGCGGGACGATAAAGAAAGCGGGAGTGGTAGCAACTGGAGCGGCAGTCGGTGCTACTGCGGGGACTGTGTTAGGTGGGGGTGCGATTGCACCGATAGCGGGAGCCATGACAACTGCTTTTGTGACAGATGTGGCGACCTCGACAATGGACAATCTTGGTGGGAGGAGTACTAATATGGATTGTGCGCCAGATAACTTCTGGAGTTTGCTTGGCTCCCTTGCAGAAATGGGGGGTTGGTTACTTATTTTGGTAGTAATAATTCCCATGGTGTTAGGATGGTTTTTACCCGGCCCTGTAAAAATGAAGGGCAGAGAACCTAAACACCCTAACCCATACATTAGATGAAATATTTGTGTGTATTATTTGGAGTAATATACGCTTCAATAGCACAATCTGATATTTATGGATCAAGAGCAAGTTTTCTTTTGCACAATGATCTGCGTAACTGGATGAGTCTATCGTACCTATCTGTTAATGTAGATGATGCTTGGCGCAGAAGAGTAGAAAACGCTTTAATTAATCAAGGTGACACACATATCTATATTTATTCTCAGAATGGAGATGACGGTATTGGAAATGTTTCGCCTCAATCCGATTGGGAAGTTAGACTAGATCATCTTAACAGTAGAGGTCTACGCCCTGTGCTGTGGTTAATGGCTGATGACTCTCCTAACCTAGCATCTAAACCTCTTTCTTATCATAAGTCTCACAACTCTGAGATGGTTCGTAGGTTTGATGACAAAGTAGATGGTTACGTTATTGGGCTAGAAGTAGATGAGTATTGGTCAGCGGCACAAGTTAGAGAGATGGTTGCTGATTTAAAGGCCAAGACAAACAAGCCTGTTGGCGTACATCTTAGTCCCGGTATTAAGCCGGAATATCTTGACAACGCTGATATAGTATACCTGCAAACTGGGTTTGACTTAAATGAATCTCAGTTTAGAGCAAAGGTAACTGAGGCTCTTTCTCTTGGTAAGCCTGTGATAGTTTCAGAATATCATATGGATTCTTCCTCAACTGTTGCAAAAAGATATGGAGATATTGCATGTCAAATGGGAGCCGTAGGGACAGGAAACGGAAGAAACGTAATCTTCTGTGGTCAACAAGAAACGCAAACAAAGAAGAAGTGGTACAAGAAATACGAACAGGAGATGGTCGTTGCTGGGGTCGCAATGGTCACCCTTTATGCGGTTACAAAGTTGAACCTTCCATTAACTATGACAGCAACAGAAGATTCTTTTCAGATCGGTACAGAGATGAGGATTGGGATACATGGCATTGGTGGTAACTACAGCGAAAACAGAATAATGGCTATATATAGGTTGAATTTTTAATGGCTACTACACTAACACTAAGACAAACAAAAGGAAGCCCTCTTACATTTGGAGAGATGGATTCTAATTTACAAAGTTTAGACGTAAATAAACAAGAAAACATACCTAACATAGAGTTAGCAACATCTATTGATTCTTCTGTTGACAAAATTCTTTTTTACGATAACTCTACTACAGAATCAAAATCAATTGTTGTAGACAATGTTACTGCTTTTGTTGAAAGAAATTTAATAGTTAAGTGTGTAAATGACAGTATTGCTCCTGTTGTTGGAAATGGAATTGTTCACATAACTATACCATCTTCTCTTAACAACAAAAAACTTCAGTCTGCTGAAGCGCACGTTTATACAGCAGGAACTAGCGGTTCTATTACTAGCGTTCAATTGCATAATCTTACTGATAGCGTAGATATGTTGTCTACTCCTATAACAATAGATTTAAATGAAACAGATTCTTCTACTGCCGCAACTCCTCACGTTGTTGGTGTAAATAATACGGTAACAACAGCAGACGTTATTAGAGTAGATGTTGATGTTGTTGCAACAGACACAAAGGGATTAGAAATTAGAATGGTTTTTGGTACTGCATAGTATGTTGCAAATTGGAGTATATTCAGAGCCTCCTACTGTTGAGGTTAAAAGTAAAAAAGTTATTTCAGAAATAAAATGTTCTCTTAACGAAGACCCTAAAAAAATAACCAACAATATAAAAATAAATATTGCAAGAGGACTTCCTCAAGTAACTCCGCATGAAACACAACCGGATAAAGTTGTTTGTATTGTTGCAGGAGGCCCTTCGTTAAAAGACACATTTCATCTGTTACAAGAAAAAAAAGAACAAGGTTGTCCTGTTGTTGCATTAAATGGTGCTTACAATTTTTGTATAGAAAATAAAGTAATGCCATCTGCTATGGTAATGCTTGATAGCAGAAAATTTAATAGTAGGTTTGTTTTGCCTACTTTAGATAGTTGTAAATATTTTATTTCTTCTCAGTGTCATCCTAGTGTTTTTAGAAAACTATCTAGCCATGAAGTTTACATATGGCATTGTGCGGGTGATGTTGACAACGAGCATTTGTTAGAGAGCCAATATGATGGCAAATACTATCCTGTTATGGGGGGTACAACCGTAACGTTTAGAGCAATTCATTTGCTAAGAATGTTAGGTTTTTGTAAGTTTGAAATTTTTGGTTTTGATAGTTGCATCATGGATGAACACCATGCTTACTCACAGCCAGAAAACGATGACGAACAAGAAATAGAAGTTGTTTTGGGGGAAAAAAAATTTAGATGCACAGTAGCCCATTTTCAACAAGCAAAGGAGTTTGTACAGTTAGTTAGCACTACTGGAGATCATTACGAACTTTCTGTTCACGGTAATGGACTAATAGCGTACATTATTAAACATCCAGAAATACTTAAGGAGGCGGCTTAAATGGCGGCTACAGCATGGACTTTTTATAATAGTTTTAGAGAATATTTAGGAAACGGTAATTTTGACCTAGATGGTACTAGCACTGGTTTTTTCATGGCTTTGCACACAAGTGCGGCAAGTGCTAATGCAAACAATGTTGCCCTATCAACTCAGGCATCTTTAGGAAATGAAGTTGCTAACGGAAATGGTTATGCTACTGGTGGAGCATCTGTTACCGCGAGAACTTGGGCATCTGTTGCAACTAACAAATACAGATTTGATTCTACCGCTGTTACTTGGACTGCTACTGGTGGAACCATTCCTAATGTTAAATACGCTGTTGTATATCAAGAAGGTGGAAAACTTGTTTGCTTTTCTAAATTAACCACTTCTCAATTTACTCTTGCACAGGATAACACATTGACAGTTACTCCTAGCGCAACTGGAATATTTGAATTAGCATAGGAGAATAATAATGGGATTGGAATCAGCCTCCTACATCAGCCAATTAAATAGTTCAAATCCAACGGCGACAGACCCCGTAAGTGAAGGCGATGACCATTTGCGTCTTGTCAAATCAGTTCTAAAGACTCAGTTTTCTGGTCTTTCTGGAACAACTGCTGTCACTACCAGTGAAGCAGAAATGAACATTTTAGATGGAGTTACAGCCAGTACGTCTGAATTAAATATTATGGACGGTGTTACTGCTACAACTTCTGAACTAAATATTATGGATGGGGTTACCGCTACCACATCTGAGATAAATATTATAGATGGAGTAACGGCTACTACAGCAGAACTTAATTACACTGATGGAGTAACATCTAACATTCAGACTCAGTTAGACGCTAAACCTGACGTATCTGATGCTAATACATGGACAGCAGGACAGCGTGGAGAAATTACAGCGTTAACTTCAGCAACAACTATTACCATTGATATGGCTGATAGTAATAACTTTAGTGTAACACTTGCTCATAATGCGGCATTTGCTAATCCATCAAATGACACAGCAGGACAAAGCGGAAGCATTTTTATTACGCAGGACGGCACTGGATCAAGGACTGCTAGTTGGGGAACTGATTGGGATTTTGCCGGAGGAACTGCACCTACATTGACTACAACAGCAGGAGCGGTAGATAGAATAGATTATGTTATTAAAGACGCATCTAACATCCACGCTGTAGCAACGCTTAATCTTTCGTAATGCCTGTATTTAACAACATACTTGCTGGCGCATCAGGTCAGACTACTGGCTACGACATAGACCAGTCGTTGCGGTTTGAGGATGGTGATTCTCCTGAACTGGTAAGGAGTGTTACAGTTGCCGGTAATCGTAGAACATCTACATGGTCTGCCTGGGTAAAAATTGGTTGGAGTACTTTTAGCAACGATGCTGGAACTATTGAACCAACTCATACTTTGTTCTGTTGTGGGAATTCAGACGGAAGATGGAATGTTGGATTTTCAAATGCCACAGCGATCAATAACAATCTACCACAGTTGTTTATAGGTCAAAGAGACAGTGGTGGAGGCCAAGCATTTGAGGTTTCATCAACTCAGGCATTTAGAGACCCATCTGCTTGGTATCATATTGTGGTGGTTATGGATACTAACCAATCAACTAATACTAATAGGGTAAAGGCCTATATCAACGGAGAAAGAATAACTGATTGGGGTGTCACTTCATGGCCTAGTCAAAACTACGATTCTGACTGTTTTAGAACAGCCGATCCGGTAGTTAAGGTTCGGGTAGGTAGTACGGTTACTAATAGTAATACAGGTGATAGATTCTGGGATGGTTATATAGCAGAAGTTAATGTGGTGGACGGTACTGCCCTAGACGCATCATACTTTGGTGAAACCAATTCAGCCACTAACCAATGGGTTCCTGTTGAGTACGCAGGAAGTTACGGCACTAACGGTTTCTACCTTCCATTCTCAAGTACGGAACTAGCGAATAGTTTTAGTGATTCAAGTACAGATTGCGGCGATGGTTCTCCTTGCTATGCGGGAGATACCAAACTGTTACTGCATTTCGATGGAGCAGATGACGGCACTTCGTTTCCCGATTCTTCCAGAGAAGGCCATTCGATCACTCGCACCGGAACTGTAACCAAAACAGGTCAAAAGAAATTTGGCACTGCGTCTGCTTATTTTGATGGCAATGATGGCCTCACAACATCAGACACATCAGACTTTACCTTTGGCACAGACCCATTCACGATTGAGTGCTGGGTCTATGTAACAAGCGGAGCGGCCTTTAACACTCCCAGCGCCTCAGATGCGGGATTTCTGTTTTGCGGCGACAGTTCAGCAACATCAACTCGGTCAGTTGAATTTACAATTTATCGTGGTGAACTTCGGGCTGGCCTGTATAACTCGGATTCATCATCAGCAACGTATATTTCCGGCGGCACAATCAACGATACGACTTGGTATCACGTTGCGCTTTCAAGAACTGCAAGCGATGCGTGGGCGATCTACGTCGATGGAAGCAGGGTTGCTACATCATCGACCACAAAAACGCTTCCTCAAAATGCGAATAGCGGACAAATTGCTATAGGAGCAAGGATCGAAGGCGGTTCGCTTGGTCAGTATTTCGATGGGTATATTGATGATTACCGGATAACGAAGGGCGTAGGCAGATATTCTGGCGCAAGTTTTACCGCACCCACTGCCGCTTTTACCAATCCTACCAAAAGCATTACCGCTAACGGTGACGTAACCAATACAAGAGCGCAATCCAAGATTGGTAACTCATCCATTTATTTTGATGGCACTGGTGATTATCTAAGTACAGCCTCTTCTGGACTGGGATTGACTGGTGATTACACAATTGAGTGCTGGTTTAACACAGCATCTTCCTT